CTCAGGTAAATAACGTTCACCAGTTGCTTTTGGCCCTTGTGTACTAGGTTTGCCTGACTTGGTTCGCCACTTCTGTCTAGTCCATGCACGTAACGATCTCTGTGATTTTGCTAATGCCATTATCTAATCTCTAAAAGTTGAGAGAGTTGATAGAGTTGAGGTTGATATATAAACATTACCTATAACCACCACCCTTTGCCTTGTATTGTTTTGCCAACATCTGTGCTTTCCTTGCACTCCATTGACCTGACTTACCACCCTTGTTACTTGCTTTGATCCTATTAAACAAAGCCTTCCTCATAGCAGGTTTGGTATAGTTTCCTGCAGCATTAACAGCCATTTACTTTTTCTTAGCCTTCATAATTTTTGCCTGTAATGATTTAGGCAATGTCTTTTGCTTACCAGTTAGACTTGCTTTCTTAGGTGGTCTACCTTTAGTTTTTCCGTAAGTTCCTTTACCCATTGGCATAGTTGTCTCCTTTTCTAGTTGAATAAACTCATGCTGACTTCTTCTTTGATTTATTGCGTTTACTAATTGCTCTAGCTTTCGCCCTAGCATCTGCTTTACTACTCGCACCCCATGCCCTAAGCGATAATAATAATCTAGTAGGTTTTCCTTTAGCATCTTTCTCTGGCCCTCTCATCCCTGCCATCCGAGCCAAAAATGAAGCTCGTCTAGGATTGTCACCACTCTTAACTGGTGCTTTTAACGTGCCACCCTTATAAGAAGCACGACCCTTTGCATTTAATCCACCTTTAGGATTCTTTCCTTCTTTGCGTGTCCATGCAGGTGTCTTAGCCATGACTACCTTCCTTGCCTTCTATGTAGTCCTCTACAGTAGTTCCCGTAGAAGTAATTACTTATCCTATTAAAGAGTTTAAACAATCTAAAATGTATTTCAATCATAACGTACCTTTTTGAACTATAATGTTTGAGTGAGACGTGTTGTAGAGTAGACCTCTCACTTTTTTAACCCCTACCCCCTACTATCTTACTTAGTAGTTCTAATCTGACATCTCTTAGTACTACATCACCAATCATGTCAGATCTATACTTACATTAATATTACCACTGACTAAGTGCATGGCTTTATCTACTGGTTTATATCCTGCTCGGTCTAGTATATCCTTGCTTGCCTCTAGCTGTACATACTCACTCTTAGCACTACTAGCTAGGTCTAGTACCTTTCGAGAAGCTATCGTAGCATTAAGACCAATACTTTCTCTTATCCTTGTCTGCATATATTCTTGGACATGAGGCAATCGCAAAGTCTTACTGGCTGTCACTCTACCTGACTCACCTTCTGCATATCCTGCTATCTTCGCCGCTTTGATTACACTACAACCAGTAGCTACAATCGTATCAATTAGTAACGTCTGTTTCTTGGTTAACTTTCTTTGTGTAAGCATTAACACCCCCTTACCCCCTCTTTATGGAACAAGTAAATATCACTTGTCAAGGGCTTTTATAACTCACTGTTTATAAAGGATTTATCGTGGTGGTTTCCATCATGCGTATGCCAAACCTATTCAGAATAGCAAGAGTTCCCCTACAACCTAAGGCATCAGTCTCTGAGTCGCTAAGTGTGCAACTCAGATACTGTGCAACGGATAGTAGCCCAACCTCTTCCCCTCTTGCTATTCTGCCTAGGCATGGCAATGTGATTCTTATAAAGACTGGAATAACATCATATCGGTACGCAATGGGATTGACCCATTCATACCGATCAAAAGATCTGAAGATCGCCCAGATCTCTTGACTCTTCATGCGACAATATCCCTCTCTACGCACACACACTCAACTCTGCGAGGCACACGTGGGGAAGCATGCTACTCTCGAAATCATACCATACGAGTAAAGGGTAATGCTTCACCCCGTTTCGATATCGGTGCTGTGATCAATAGTAGTTACGCATTATCAGCTAAAGCTGATTAAAACCCTTGACTTCGTATGACGAGTAAGGGTTATCAAGTTCCCCACGTGTTTGTGGTGAATATAACAACATATCTAACATAGGAGATAATGATATGACAAATACTAAACTAAATACATTCAATGATATTTCAACAATCATACTAAACGAAATACCTGATTCATTATTCAATGACGTCAATAACTACCTTATCGACAGACCAATGAATGCTGATGGTACTAAACGTCAATCAACTGAACAAGGTGAGAGAATGGAAAATCCAAAATACAATCTCGACTTGTTCTTAATGATTGGTGGCATTACAGTATCGTGTGCTTATTCTCTTAAATCTGCCAAAGATTACTTAGATAAGACACAGTATACATACAATCAAGATGTCGAAAGATTCAGCCAAGACGAGGTACGTGGTTCATATGTTGAGATTGCTTACATGATAGCTCAAGATAAATACGAAATCTGTAAGAAAATGTATGACCAATTTGCGACCTTGTTTGAATCAGTCATGGGGTATGGTTGGGCAACCGAAAATGGTAAGGTACAGCCTAACTATGGTATAGATTGGTTTCAAAATAAAAAACAATACAAACTAGCCAAACAACCAATGCCTACTGTTACTACAAAGAAAGTAACTGCGAAAGACAAAGCACTTGGTGTAGCCTAAACAACAATCGAGGTAGGAGTTTTATACTTCTACCTCATAACTTATAGGAGATAATTATGAAATATATAGAACGATTAAACAATGGTGATGTAGATCAAATGAAATACAAACATTATGGTAAACTATACAAACACGGAGAGGCAACTAGAGATTTTTGGAAAGACAATATGTCACGAGCAATATATCTCTGGAATAAACGTGGTGTAATGAAAATGTACAAAGATTATAGACAAAAGTATGATCTATCTACTTCTTCTATGTTGGTCAGGGAATTTGCATGGGATATGTGGGTTCAATCTAAACTGAGGAGTAGGGCTTAGGCTCTACTTTTTTTGTTTATATTTACAACCTAAAGATTTCTCTCGACCTCGAGTCTCGACAAATCTATGAGTCACGTCTCATACACGTCGGTGGTTCAACCCCTGCGTGTAATAGCTCGTGGCAGATTTTTAACACGATCATCTTGAATTGGAGTTTAATTATGAAATTGGATTTTGAATTTCTATCAAAAGAAAAAGGCCCGATCATTGTATTCTTAATATTCTTTGCAATATTTTATTTTCGTGAAGACCTGCGTTTGTTTATTCATTGCAAACAAATACATGACTGGAACATCAATCACCTAGATAACTTGAGGAGTTTACATTGACATATATACTTTGCATTATTGTTGGCACATTACTAACAACTCTATCGTTGATTGGTACGTATGAGTTTGTAGAATATGATATAGCTATTATGATTTGGCTTGCAGCATACACAGTAGGACTCATTACTACAATGTATGGCGTATCACAAACAGGGAGGAAAAGATGAACAAGAAGTACATCAAACTACACATAGAAAATACCAGTGATACTGGTTACAAATCTAAGTACTACAGGGATATGCTTGTAGAATTAGGTCTGTCATGCACACTGTATGGTATCTTTGGATACATACTGTACGTAGTATGGCATATATTTTAACGATTCAATATGGAGGACAACATGAATCATATGACTAAATCAAGTATTGAAAGATTAGCTACAGATCATTGGGAAGACTACAATTTCCCAATAGAATCTGTGCCAATCAAAGCTAATGTAGATGATGATCCATCAGGTGATATACATATACCTGATCGTGTTGCATTAGTACGTACAGATACAAATGAGTATCTAGCAACACACTCATTGCAATACAGACCAGTACTACACAAAGATGTAGTGAATCCTGTAATGAATATCCTTGATCGTATATCTATGGATTATCATATCAATGTAAAGCTGCATGACAATGGTGCATTGATGGTAGCTAAGTTTACTTGCAGAGATATAATGATAAAAGATCCATCACTCAATGATTACATTGCTTATCAAGTAACACTACGTAATTCATACAATGGTATGTGGTCAGTCATGATCAATGCGTATGGCTTGCGTATGTTTTGCATGAATGAATGTACTACACCTGATAAGATTGCTAACTTCAAACTCAAGCACAATGGTATCTTCAACTATAACTTTGATCATCTTGAACATTCACTTGATGTCTTTCGTAATAGTGAAGCCAAATACAAAGCATGGCATAAGCAAAGTGTAACAGATACT